ACGGTTTCTGTATTTGACGCTACGGTAGTGCTTGTTGCTTGGGCAATAAAGGCCATTGGGTTATCCTAGTGCGATTGCGTATGCGATTGCCTGAGTTTCGAGAGCAAAACCCCCCTGTACGGATAACACCCCATTTTGGTCAATTGTTAAATCCGTACCAACTTTGATCCCCCCTAGTGTTGCTCCTGATGCAGTGGGAAGAGAATAGTTATTTGCGTTGGTGTCTATACCGTCCAGCTTTGTTTTGTCTGAAGTGGACATCAGGCCAGCAACAGACTGTGTTGCATCTACATAGGTGGTATCTGTTGAATCTACGACACCGTTGACATCAATACTGAGGTTTGTGCCGATCTTGATTCCACCAAGTACCGAAGCGGAAGCCGTAGGGAGAGAATAGTTGTTTGCGTTGGTGTCAATCCCATCTAGCTTCGTTTTGTCTGATGTGGACATCAGGCCAGCAACAGTGGTGGTGGCATCTGCATAGGTGGTATCTGCAGAGGATACAACGCCATTACCGTCAATACTGAGGTTTGTGCCGATTTTGATTCCACCTAGAACGGATGAAGAGGCAGTAGGAAGAGAATAATTATTTGCGTTGGTGTCGATTCCATCTAGCTTCGTTTTGTCGGTTGATGACAACAGTCCTTCTACAGACTGTGTTGCCGTTGGAATACTTGGTGTTAAAATTCCATCGACATCCACACTGAGATTTGCACCAACTTTGATTCCACCTCTGGTTGAAGCGGTTGCGGCTGGTAGGCTATAGTTATTTGCGTTAGTATCTATACCATCTAATTTGGTTTTATCTCCACCTGACATCAAGCCAGCAACAGATTGCGTTACTAAACCGTAAGTAGTGTTAACGGATGATAGCTCACCGTCTTGGGTGATCGACAGGTTTGTACCGATTTTGATCCCACCAAGGCTTGTGCTGGTAGCACGAGGAAGGGCATAGTTATTCGCAGACGGATCAATGCCATCAAGCTTGGTTCTGTCTGCAGTTGACATCAACCCATCCACTGACGAAGTGGCTACATTGTAGGTAGTATCCACCGCATTCAGTGAGCCTGTCCCAGTATCATAATAGACGTTGTTGCCAAGATTTATTCCGATTGCAATATTCCCAGTAGTCGTAACTGGGCTACCTGAAACAGTAATTCCATTTGACCCTGTAAAAGTGATGGAACGAACTGTTCCCGTTCCTGTAACAGCAAACCACTCCAGATCTGTGGCAGTACTATTTAAAGCCAAGACCTTCCCATTGTTATTTGTATAGCTTGGAAGTATATCCTCTGCAGCTACTGTGGGGAGGGTAATGTTGGAAGAAGTGGTGCTATTGGAGAGGCTGAAATTGATCGTGGTGGAGTTGACTTGATTGACTCCGGTGACAGAAACTCCGTCTGTTCCGTCTGCACCAGCAGGGATGTTGAAGATCAGTTCCCGATTTTGAGAAGTACTAGTTCCGGTTTCCGTCACACTGGCAGATGATCCTGCCGCTAACGTGTTTGTAGAGTCTACGGTTACAGTTGCACCCTCTCCTGCAGGGCCACGAATTCCTGAAATCTGAGTCGGAGAAGAACCGTCATCATAGTTGATTGTCATCACATCCCCTGATTTGGAGATGCTAGAAATACTACGCCCTGCAGGGCCAGTGTCTCCTTGCGGTAAATCAACCGTCAAATCGGATAGTGTGTCCGTAAACTGGAAGGTCAGGGTATGATTCTGATCATCGTGCGAAACATACTGAATTCCTGTTCCAGTAGGGCCAGTTGGGCCAGCAGGAATTGTAAAGGAGGGTGTGGTTCCTACCGTATACCCTTGGTTATTTTGGGTATACCCGAATGTCATTGTGACGGTGGACAGATCGACTGACTGTGCTAGGGATACACTGTCGATTGCTGGGCCTTGTGGCCCCTCTGGGCCACGGATATTCTGGTTTGTTGGTAAATCTGCATACAGTGCAGAGAAATTAGCATAGGTCTGGTTGTTGGAATCCAACACACCAGAGGGCATGGGAATGTCATCAAGGTCGAGAAGCGTTGCGTCTGTTTCTAGATCAGACCCTTTAACTTTACGGGTCTGAAAGATTACCGTTTCATTGTTTGACCCTACAACGGAAACCGTCATACCCACCTCCTGCTAACCTTCATTCTCACCCGATTTGCTCCTCCGATTCTCCTGGTACGGGATTCATGCTCCAGCCTTCGGGCTTCTGTCACATATTGAAGAAACCGTTCCCGAAACGCACTGCTTTTTTGCACATTTCTAAGTTCATTTTCTTTCAGGTACGCACGTTCCACTGCACCATAGACCAACGCTTCGTGGTACTGCTGTCCAATCAAGGGAACGTCTGAGCCATCAGCTACATTAGCGTATGTCTGCAAGGCATTGCGTGGTGGTTGAATCGTTCCCTGAAGTGAAATGCTGGGCAGTACAACTACAGTTCCCTGGAAGAAGCCTGAAGAATCAAACAACAAATCAGTGCCACTGATTGAATCCACATCGGTTGTTGGAGTCTGAAGCAGATAGGAACTAAATACATTTGAAGATACAAAGGTAACAGATTCATTGCTGCCACTAGCTAGTACAGATTTGGTCAGAGTAACACTTGTTCCCGATATGGAAGCGATGGCTGTACTTTCATCAATTTTTGAATTTCCACCAACGTACATGCCTACGGACAGATCAGAAGCATCCGACACTACAATGACGGTTGGATTTGTAACGGAGTCCAAGGTAGCAGTGACGGTAGTATAAAGAGTACCAGAAGGGATTGGGAATAAACGGAAGGTAGAGGCAGATCGATGATCTAGAACAACTGCCCGAATTGGCCCGACCTGACTACGCCAATCGGCATAAACAGGCTCATGTAAAAAAGAAGTGGACTCATCTAGCACTGTGGAACTGATAATGGGGATTTCCACAGAACGATTGCGAACTCTTGCTCTGCGAATTTCCATCAAGGCAGGATACGTCACACTGTTGGACGTAGCAGTCGGAACATCGTACTCAGGGACAAGTCCCTGAAGATCTACGCTGACCGTCTTCAGGGGGAACCCTGTTAAGCGGATGAACTCATGCTGTGCGTCAAAAATGTAATCATTCAGTTCGACATCGGGCCATCGTCTGTTTTGTGAACTGGTGTCCTGCAGAATGCGAGTGACCCGGTTGCGAATGTCAAGAAGACTCAGACTCATCTTCCCCTACACTTAGATTGTGTTTTGTTTTACGGGGAGCATTAACCCGTTTGGCTTCAGCTTGCTGTTCTGAACCAGTCGAGGGGTCTACCAGGACGGGAGAATTTTTTGGAGGTACGATCAGGGATACTGGAAACCGAGGTCTTCGATGTCCAACAGGAGGTCGAGAGTATTGAGTTTGCGTGTACTCAGTGACAAAACACTCGTTCATCAAACGATTGATGTGTAAAGCACTGACTACTCTTGCCGATCCACGGGGAATGACCACTTTGTAACCGTTGACAGAACAGGAAACCTCATCGGTTTCATGTGCATCTCTGCCCATTTCTACCCGAATTACACCGTATCCATCTGGAATTGATTCGGTTTTGCCATCCCATTCACGGGCAAGATTGACATAGGCTGATACCTGACTATATCTACCTGTACCTGGGTTGTAATAGGATTGAGATAAAGACGGTTCGTAGTATTGCGTCATTTTTTATCTATTATAAAAAAATTCTAGGAAAGATACAAGCCGAATAAAAGTGACTTTATCCGGCTTGTAGAAAAAATTACACCAACTGGGTTGGGTAATCGTTAGGAGCAAACCGATAGTTCACCCAGACATATACTCTTGCAACACTGTTTGCTGAAAAAGTATTCGGAGTGATGCGGATGATTCTATCTGCTGGTACAGCAGTCATCATCTTTGCCCCGTCAATGCTGGTCTGAACACCTAATGAGCCAGTACTGTCACAAAGAATTGCCGTTGCCTTGTAGTGGTTGGCTGAAGCAGTAGTGCCGAGATCAATCTCTGCTCCGGTAGCAGTCGCTTCCAATGCAGTAATTACTACCTTGATGTCCTCCACAATCGCACCGTAAGGCAGGACAATATCCTTGACGGTGTTGCTTGAGATAAGTACATGCTCAGAAGTCTGAGGCACAGCACTCATCTGCATTTTATCACTACGCATAATTTTCTCCTTTACATGCGTGTAACTGTCTCAAGATCCTAAGACTCTTGAGACAGTTAGAAATTAGCTATTTGCCTGATAAGCAGTACGTGAACCGTCAGAGATACCACGAACCTGCGGAGTTAGTTTAGACGCACCTACTTCGACAGTAATGATCCAATCCTCATTGAGAATTAAATTTCCTGTCCAAAAAGTGTATCCAACTGTACCACGTTGACCCAAGGGGTCGGTTCCGCTAGGTGTCGGGCGGACAACTTTAGGAACGATGCTGTCCATCCCACCTATTGTTGCAGTGCCTACGGCATTTTTTGCAAAAATAACAATTGGATAGACATGGGCATAACTATCACTGGCATCTTCTACCAGAGTAGTAGATCCAGATACGCCAGCACCCAATGATGTGTCTCCATTCCGATCAAAAGGCGTTGCCTGGGTTGTCACCAAGAAACGTACTCCTTTGTAACTACCGATCTCAAAGTCCATTGCCTGAGATGAGTCTGCGTATTTTTCCACAGGCACAAAATCAGCAATACTTTCAAGATCGTGACGCAGGATCGGATGGCAGATTGCTACATAGGCTGGTCGCAACGGTTCGGTTGCAACATCCGGTGTAGCTGCCAACATCTCTGTCAGTTTTTCAGCATCGTTTCCTTCCAGAAATCGAATTGCCTGATCAAGTTCTGCAGCAGTTACTGTGGCTGCTACGCTGGCCCGATTTGCAACGTTATTAGCGTAAATAACATTTGCTGGATTGCGGAAGGTTTTATACGCCAGCAAGTCCATTACCTCGGCAGCTTGTTGCGCCTGACGTTCCGTAATGATGCTGATATAGGGGTCTTGACCAAGGATTTCCATCAGATCGGTCACAGGCACATATCTACCGTACTGGCGGATGGTTGTGCTGACCACTTCTGATTCTAACTGGTCAAAATCGGGAGTTACCAAAAGTGTTCATCTAAGTTCGCTAGACTTAGACCGTCCAAAAGGACTGCTTTATATTCCTATAAAGTTCAGACTATATCTTCACCTACTTGAGGTGTGCCGCACTTCCACTCGCTTGAGTGTACTTCCTTTCGGAATAGTCGTTGAACCTTCCCATTTTATGGGCTTGGCTGCTGATTACCCGTTCTGGGCTTCCCAGCAATTCACGGCATTTTCACTAACCTGTCGCCAGATTAGGGGGCATAACTCAGTTTACCCTCTCCCAACGGTGTATCGTTTAGAGGAAATTTCTTGTACCGTCTGTGTCGCATGACGTTGCCATCATTGCGGCCTTTGGTATCTTTTTGAGCGAACCTTGCAAAGGTTAGGTTTTTCTTTGCAACGGGCAGCATCTTTGCCTGAATTCTTAGTGCATCTTCTACACTAAGATCTCCGTAAAGATTTCCGCTAGTCGTTGCAAAAGCGGAAGTAGTAATAGCCATTTTTATCTCCTGATTCTAATCATTAGCCTGTCCCACTAAGCAGACTGTCCCAGTAGTGGGCTTTGTCCTGTGGGGTTGCAATTTTAAGCTTCGGCTTTTCAGGAAGACTTTTGCGAGATACTACGGTACTTGCTGTCTTGCGATGAACTTTTTCTTGTACAGGTTCCTGCACAGAAATAGGTTTGGAGGGTTCGACCGCAACAGATTTGCCTTCTTCGGGGTATTCGTAAAGAAAACTGCGCATCAGATCTACAAATGGCTCTGGCTGATCAAAACTTGTTACCGTTCTTTTGCGCCAGTCAGAACTCAAGACCCATTGGGCAAAAGTCGGATTGTCAAAGTCCAACTCCCTGGCATTTGTGATGCCGAGTCTTTCATTCGCCATTGCATGACGGTCAGCCAACGCTTTCTGTATCTGACGTTGCTGGCGTTCCTTACGTACCTGTTCCAAATCAGGTTCCACTAATTTGCGCATTTCACCCAGCTTTGAGTCCAGCAAGGCGTTTACTCCTGCAAACAGTTCAGGAAATGCTTCCACTTCTTCCCGTACTTTTTCAGGCAGGCTGGAGATCAGACGTTTGACTTCATCCTGCACTTCTTCAACGGTAGCTGGAACTTCCTGCTGTTTTTCTTCCTGTTTGGCCTGCAGTTGCTGCATTTGCTTCTGCAATTGCTGCATCTGCTCAGTCATTTGTCGGTTTTCGGATTTCAACTTGTTGATGAAATCCTGAGAATCTCTGAACCGTTTGACTAGCTTGGGGTCGTTAAGCAGTTCATCTTTTGGCTCAGGCTTCTCTTTTTCTTCCTTGACAGATGTCGGCTCTTCCTCGACTGCTTGAGGCTCTGGTTCAGGGGTCTGCTCCTGAAGCGCAGGGTTCATCAGTTTCTGCCAGACTTCTGACTTATCTGTTTCTGCAGCAACAGGGGTTTCCTGTTGCGGAGGCATTTCCGAATCTTCCGACAAAACTTCTTCGGTAGTCTCCGTTGTTGCTTCGGTCATACTTTCTTAGATAACAGGTTGTTTATCCGGTCAGGATAACTGATTAATTCCCGTAACATCTGAATCCGCCCAATGCGCACGTTGTGCGAACTCAGCGTATCAGACGAAACCGGGGTCTGGATTCTCTCCAACTCCAACTCCAACTGGTTCTGAAGCATTTCCTCCAGGTGTAGCCATAGTCTCTGACCTCTGAACACCTGCAGTTCGTCTGGTGTCAGGGGGAACCGTTGGTCTTTGTGCTGCTTGCCTTTGTTCATTCATCAGTTCCTGTGCGAGTAACTGGCGTTCCTGTTCGTACTGTTGCTTCTCCAACTGTTGCTGCTGTTGCTGTTGATCCAGTTTGCGCAGTTCCTCCTTCAACAAAATGCTCAAATCGCTGAAATCACTGGGTTGAGGATTCATACCCATGTCCATTTGCTTGAGAACCCGTTGAATTTCCAGATCTCTGCGTTGTTTGCCGATGCTGGTTCTTTCATCCAGAGCAGCCTTGAGCCGAGTCAATTGCTCTTCAATCTGACCTTCCTGCAACTTTTTCTGAGCTTCCATCTGCATCTGCATCTGTAACTGCTGCATTTGCTGCTGTTTGCCCTGTTGTACTTCTTCCTCAGACTTCAGCAAATCCTCTGGTTCCAGATTGAAGGCATCCAACAACGGTTTTGCCAACCGATCAATGCGGATCTGCTCAGACAATTGCGGCAATTGCTGGAGTACCTGCATGAACTGCATCAACTGCTGGTTATGTACTTCCTCCGCAATATATCGCTCATAGCCTGTACACAATGCTTCAGCATCACAATGTAAGTCCGGATCGTCCGTATCCACCAGAATCCAGCGATAGATGCCTGTCAATGCACCTCGCATCATGTTGGAGATCGACTGAATTACACTTGCTGTCTGTTTCTGCTGATTACTGTTGAGGATCGACATCCCCGTTGCAGTTTTGGTCTGGTATGGTGCGGTTTGACCCATGCCGATGGGTGACTGTCCACTAGACAGATTGGCTTCCCGTTGAAGAAACTGCATCAGTTCCATCAGGCCATTGCTGACATCGGGGATCAGTACGGGACGAAATGCCGAACTGATGTCTGCCCCTGGGGCAAACTGCCAGATCTTGCCAGGATAAAGATCTGCGGCATTCTCATCGGCTGCCAACTGACTTGTATCCACCCCGACCATTGGTACGCTGGACATCTCCTTGGCTTCTACGTACATGCTCATCGTGAAATTGATCAGGCTCTGAATGTCTCTGATCGACCAGTAGATGCCATCACCCCAGATACTGTGGGTGTTGTCATGCCAGTAGGCAAAATGGTACGGAAGCATCCCGTCATAGGGGTTGATTACAGCCTTGATCACACGATTGCCAAGGACGGTAATACAGACAGAAGCTACGTCTAGTTCTCCAAGATCCCCAAGTTCCAGATACCCTTCCAGATCATCCTTATCCAGTACCCCCCAGAACTCCAACAATTCATATTCCTTCTCTTCTTCCTGATAGGACTCCTGATGTGGATTGATCGGACGGGAAAGCTCATAGCCACCAATGGTGTACTTATGCTCCAGCACTTCGGCAATGGCCTTTGGATCATAGCCATTCTCTTCTGTCAGTAACTGACGGGCCTGAACACTGCTGAGCTGGGTACGTTCAATGATATAGGTGGCATCTTCGGGACTTGTTGCCTCCGGAGAAGGATAAAGATTAAAGATCGTGACAAATTTGGCAGTTGGCAGCAGATCCTGTTCTACCGAACTCTCAATACTCTCAAGATATCCACTAAAACGTCCTGAAAAAACAGGATAATTCCGATGTATTAGTACGGGAGACTTGAGGCAGCCTGTGCCGTGAAGACACATTTCATGAATAGCCTTGGCGATTTCTACTGTAAAATGGGACTGATCCAGAATATCTCTAATCCGATTCTCCATATTTCTGGCACGATCCGTCAGAATCTGATGAATCGGTAGATGCTGAGACAATTCCTTGATGTACTGAGATCGTTCCTTGTCCGTCATCATCGGCATACCTTCTGCCATCTGATGAATGTCGGCTGGAATGAATCTAGGCTTACGGGCTGGTATGATTTTGAAAGGGATTTTGTTGTTCTGAAACAACATCCCATTGACTTTGATGTGCGCAGAGGTCACTTCTCTGCGAGTCATATTCATGTACGGGGGTTGTCTGCCGGATTCCTTTCGCAACTCATCGACATAGATGCCATTGTAGGCATCTTCTCCCGGCAGCCACCTTTCGTTTTCTACATTTCTGCGATAATCCCTGGCTTCCTCAAACTTGCCACGAATCAAGGTTGCCAACTGATCGTTGCTGTCATCCCGTTGTGGCTCTTCCTCCACAACCACTGCGGTTACCTCAACGGGTACGTCTTCCTGCATCGGATCAAGCATCTAGTTCTCCTTTCAAGTCTTCCAGAAAATCCAGTAATTTTTCTCCGATCAGAAAACGCAATTCCTGTTTCTCCAAGGAATCGTCACGTTCTTCCATTATTCTAGCAATGGCTTCATCCCATTCTTCAAATACTACTGCTTGCTGCTCCTCAGACATAATGATAGTGCCTATACTCTGATCGGGGTTTCCGATCTGTATATTCGGTCAATGTGTGATTTCGTGAGTATGCCGGATGTCGGATCATCCCCCAGCAAGCCAGAGCCAAGGCCATGACGCAGTCATCATGTGCGCCTGCGGTTGCGGCTTCCCTTCCGTTTGGTAACGTCACAAAAGTCTGTAGCTCATCCACCAGCACCTTGTTGTGCAGCAAAATCTCTTCTTCCCGTAAAAGTTCCCTTACGGTGTCGATCAACTGTGGTCTGGACTTGATCGTAGTCAGAAACCCGACACGTTTGGTTCTTTTCTGCCCCCGTTCATCCAGCCTGAACTCATTGTACAACTTCGTGTAGTGGTGTTTGTCGAGTAAACTCCTGAGAGTGACAAGACCGTGATTGTTGCGTTCCACAATCAACATTGCCTCGTTGTAGTACTGAGCAAGAGTCACTAGTTTCCAGGCAAGCTGATCGGGATCAATGCGACTTCTTAGCATAGCCACCTGCTCATAGGTATGAGCATCCATCACTACTGCCACCGACCAGTCGGTATCTCTGTCGTTAACCTCTATGCCTTCGGCAACATCGACTCCAATTCGGTACTCCCTCTGGGGAATCGGTTCCGTATAGACTTCTAGTTCACCGTTGACATGCGGTTCCATCCGATATTCCGGACTGAACTTTGAACTGTCGTAGCGATTTGTCGGCACAGTGTACCGTTCAGGGGCTTTCCGTTTCTCTACCCGTTGGCGAATGCGCTCGACAATGTCTCTGTCAAACACCATCCGACCACTGGCAAGAAAAGCTTCCCGACTACTTGTCGGGTAGTCCTGGTGCATCTGATCCAGTGAACCCTGACAGTTCACATCGATGCTCAGTCTTCTCCATTTGAGATTTTCCAGCGTTGGCTTGAAGGAGACAATTCCTTCAGACCCTAGATCATAGGTGACTATCTCTTCCAGTAGTCTTTCCTCTTCCTCGCCACCATAACGAAGATCCTTGCCGATGGACTCTCTGAACTGCTCCTGCTCTTCTTCGGAACCAAACGGCAACTGATAGTCATCAAAAACGTACCAGGGAAAGAACGTTGCTTCCCAGCCACCTTTTGATTCTCCGTTGGCTGCCGACCAGAAACTGTCGTAAAAGTAGCCACCCATTCCACGGGCTGTACTTTCTAGAATAACTTCTGTGCCTTCGGCAATTGCTACGTTTCGCAGTAAAGCCCCTGCGTAGTCGGTAGCACTGTCACCCCAACGGGAAACCTCAGAACAGTGCAGATGCCTGATCTGATCCCCGACAATATCCGAACCTCCTGCTGTACCCAGACGAAACCTGACGTTCAGGTCACTGAAGGAAAGTTCCCGTTTTCCGGAATAGCCTTCCTTTGGTCGGAGTGGTTTCGGATAATGCTTGAACATGAGCCGTACCATGTTGAACAAAGTAATCGTGGTCGGCTCGTCATGGGCTATGATCGCAATCCTCATGTTCATGCCAAGGAGTGCTGCCCGAAAAAACCTAGCCAGACAATACGTTGACAGTCCGCTACGTCTGGGTTTGAGTACTACCTGACGGACAAAACCAGTGCGCTTTTTCTGTTCCTCACAACGGAAATGCAGAATTCGCTGAACATTGTTCAACTGAAATGGAACCAGTTCGCCCGTACCAAACTTTTCAATCCTGAACTGAAGAAAATGCCAGAGAGCATCTTCGTTCAGACTTTTAAGGACATCCTGAAAACTCTGTGTTGGCACTTAGACTTCCCACACGTTGGTACACCTGCACACCGTAACTGGCAAAAATACGTTGTATTTTTAAAAAACTGTCTGACTCCTGGGGTGCATACAAAATCGCTACAGGTGTTTTTTCAGGAAACGAAAGTCTGTACACCAACAGTTGCCCCAGGGCATATTTCCAATTGTGAAGACGTTTGATCTCAAAAATGTACTTTGGGGTCAGTACGTCAATGCATCCACTCCAGATCCGTACATCCGACTTGCCACCAAATTTTTCAATTAACTCATCGTAAATACCGGATTCAAGCTCATGGTAGCCAGTTCTGTGGTAGCCACGGGTGCGTTCATTGTAGTCGTTCTTGCGCTGGGAATCACAACTCTTGCACAGGTATTTCAGACCATCTGGTTTCCGAGCATCCTTGTAATAGTACTCTAGAGTCCGGGGTTTCCAATGTCTACAGGTCGGGCAACGCTTAAACGCCTGTTTGGAGTCTTTCTCAGTGCAGTCCATGCGCCTTTAGGGAATGGTCAAATGTTCCAAGATCCTGTACAATCCCCAACATTTGACGAGCGATCTCCTGTATCTCCATCTGAGCATCTTTCGCACTGCGAAGATTCTGAAAGTGTACAAAGGATCTGAAGTTGAAAGTCATCACATAACTGATCTGATGGGCATAGGGTAGATAAAATCGTGCTGTCTCCTTCGCCCGTCTGCGATCCATCCCACTGTCTACCAGCTTTTGTAAGACTGTGTGGTACTTTACAATGGATTCCGAAAAGTGTTCATGTGCTTCCTGCTGGAGTTTGTCGGGCCAATCTGCAGGAATGTACACAGAATCATCGTTTAGTTCTTTGTAACGTGCTGATTCACTGTTGATACTAACGCCTGCACGATGCTTTAAACAGTGAATATGTGTCGCAATATCCGACTTAATTTTGAAAGATAAAAGTGAATGTTCAAAGGGAGTTCCGTGTCCGTTTTCAGCAAGAAACTGAAGCAGAGATGGAATACGTACCCGTTGTTCCCAAGTCACCTCCTTTCCTGTGCTAGCCCATGCGGCACGGGCATGTGAAAGGTCACCACCGGAATAGTCCAGCAGTTCTACAGTGTTAGGCCCGTCAATTTTATATGCCAATTATACCTAAGTTTTAAAATTGTTACAAGTCAAATAGATTATAGGGTCGGTGTAAAAATAGCTGGAGTCCCATAATAATGTATATACGGGGGTCTTAATTCCCCCCTCCCCCCTCTTCAGTTTAAACTCTTTTTTGAATGCATTTGAT